ACAACCCCCTTCCCCCTCCTTTTTATTTTTTCAATTCTTTATTTAAATCTAATACAGAAAAATCTGTACTATCATACAATAATGACCTATCTATATATTTATTTAATTGCTCTTTGTATTCATCACTCATTGCAATATTATACTTATTGACAAATCCTGCTATATCACCCCAAGCTTGATGATAATTAATAAATATCTCTCCATTATGAATTGCTTCATGAATAGTAGATGATACCATTACAACTCCTATTCTATTTTGTTGGTGCTCCATCAATACTACGTTAGCAACTCTAAAGGTAGATATCTTCCATTTCTTTATTAGGAAATATTCTAATACAATAGCACATATATCAAATAAAGTAAATATAGGTCCGTGATGCATCTCTATTGTAGCATCTTCATCAGTTACATTTTTTAATACTTGACATTTATCAAGTTTTACTTTCTTCTTTAAGTAATTAATATACTTCTTATATCTATCATCATTCCTTACCATTTTCTCTATACCTTTTACAAAGGCTACATAATTCTCATAATTAGATAGATAATCAATATCTTTATACATAGGAATATTATAATAAGAATTAGTAGAGTCTAATATAGGTGTAATATTATTTTTATCATAAATAATATCAGGTAAATTCTTTGGCATATCGTTTATTCACCGTCCTTTACTTCTATTTCTGCTTAATTTTATTGTCTTCACACAATAAAATAAGATTTTAAACTAAACGAAAGGATTATAGTATGAAAAATTACAATAGTACGAATAATGTCAATCCGTTGACAAATCTGTACAAATCCTTCAATGTGTTATTAAAGCATATCACCATTAAGTACACTGGTACTGCTGAAGATAATGAAACTTTTGAATCTAAAATGAAAGCAGATGAGTATTTAGATGCTTTACATAAAAGAGATACATTTGAGACATATTTAGATTATACTGAGTATGAAATGAGAGAAGTTGGAATTTTCTTAGATAGTATTATTCATAGTGCTTTAAGAGGTGAAACTAATAAAATACCACAAGAATTCAGAACTCCTTTATTGGAGATGAGAAGAAATTCTATTATAAAGAATTATGAGGAAAAAAATAATTATTATAGAATGCTGAATGGATATCCTGATATAGGAGATAAAAATTTCTTATATCCCCCAGAAGATATAATTCTCAATTATAATCTAAGGGCAGATATTCCTATTCACCGTATTCAAGATTATTATAATTCTGTAAGTTCTGGTCAAGGAGATTATTATATTTCTATTATAGAGGGTTATGGATATATAGATGAATTGTATAAAAAGAATCCTAAAAAGAAGTATTTAAAGTTTATAGGTTCTAATAGAATATCTATTGATATTGCTAGAAGTGCTAAGAACTTCCAAATAATCCAATTAAAAGAATCATCAGTGAAAGATGTTCTTATAGATGAATTTATCAGAATATATGAGCAATGTAGAGAATATTTTATAAATGTAATTTATGTATATCAATACAGAAGTTTTTTTAATAAGTATGATAATGTAATAGCAATGATGATAATGGTAATGACATTACAACAGATAAATGCTCAACAGTTATCTTCTTATATAAATAGAAACTTCTTTGATATATATGCAGTTAAAATGCTTTACGAAGCATACAATGTACCATATAATCTTAATATAGATGAAGATACACAAAATAACTTATTAAGAAACTTAAATATGTTAATACAGAATAAAGCTACTGATAAAGTTATTTACAATATATCTAACTTATTAGGATTTTCAAATATCAAAGTATATAAGTATTTCTTAGCTAAAGAAAGATTATTTGATATTTATGGTGTACCAATAGTAAAATGGACTACTAGATTTAATACAGATACTGGTGAGGTTGAAAAGATACCTGATTATAAAGCAATGTATAAATTATACTTCCAGAAGTTTGAAGTAATGGATGATAACTTCTTATTGACTTTCGATAAACAGGCTAATCATGTAGAGTATAATGATGTAGTTAAAAATGACCCATTCTGGATTGAAGACCAGAATCTTGAAAGAAGAATATGGGAAAATACATATAACTTTGTAGAGAGTAAATATTTAGGTATGGGTGTTTCTTATAAGATGACAGATATCATGTATGAGAATATAATAATGCTTAAATTACTTCTACAGAAAAGAAATGACTTAACTGATGTTACTATAAAATTACCAAAGATAACAGGAGAAACTCCTATTCCTATTTTTGATATAATAGTAACTTTATTATGTCTTACTGCTTGTAAGCATAAATTATATGGAGAAATAATATCAACTCCTACTCAAGTTATATCAGTATTAGATTATGTTAGAAATCATGAGCAATATGATTATAACTTAGATACTCTTAAGTTTAATTTTAATTATTTCTTTAATCCATCTGCTAGAGATAAAAATGCAGATAGTGAGAATTTAAAGAATCAATTAATTAACTTTATGAAGTCTCCTAAAGATGGTTTATTACCAGATACTTTCCAATTCAATTTCGATTATCTGAAACCAACTGACCCAGAGACTGTTAAGAAGATTGAAAGAGTTAAAAATATATTAGACCCAGCTGATTATGATAAATTTGTTAATTATATCAATATCATAGAGCAAGATACTTCTACTGCTTCTGATAAGGTAAAAGCAATTAATGATATTTATCGTAATATAAAAGATTTAAAAACTCTTCTTAATTATTATCTTACAAAGATTATTGATAAGAGAAGAGATTATGAATTAATGAAAACTCTTTATGATGCTTTATTCTATTCTACAGAAGTTAGTGAAGTATTTACCATTACTGGAGAAAAAACTGGTATAAGAAGAACAGCATTTACTTATTTTGAATTCTTATTCCATTTAAATCCTTATTTATATTCATCATTATTCTCTGTTGACTTCAATAAAGAATATGATAAATACTTAAGACAACATGGATTAAGTTATGCAAATTATTCAAGAACCAGATTTATGGAAGATGTAGAGAAAGGTAATATCTTTATAGATTATAGTAATTTTAAAGATGTTGCTTTAGATTATGGTGAGGCTGATTCTAAAGAGAAAATATATTTCTATGTAAATCATATCATAGGAAGATTACAAACTATATTAAAGGATATTCAATATTTATTCTTGATGAATGATGATGAGAACCCTTTATCAGAATTATTACTTAAATTAGTAAGATTCTTTAAATCATATACTGTAGATGTAATCAATATGGATACTTTAATAATAGCAGATACTAAACCAGAAAATGCTATGAAGTATTTTGATGAAATACATTATATGAAGAAATTAATTCAAGTACCAGAAAAACTTCATACTTCATTTGATGATGTTGTTAATCTAATGGTAGTTAGATTTTTAGCAAGTGAGAATAAGAATGATAATGTATTGAAGTTTAAAGATAAATTTATATCTGAAGTATTAATTAGATTAACTCATAGAAATCTTAATTCAATTAGGTTAAAAGAGAAATTTGATTTAAGAGGAAAAGATATAGAAATAGATAGTAATGTTAGTTTATATGATATAGCTAGAACTAATAGTACTTTGAAAGTAAAAGATAAAAACCCATTACAATTATCTGATAAGGTAGTTAGAATGTGGTATGAATAAAATAGATAGGAGAAAATCTTTCAAATGGCTAAGACAATAAAACTTAATGATTGTATTAAATTTGATGATAAGATAAATAGTAATGGTATATGGGCTACCACTGAAGTAATTGGTGGTTATGGAGAAATTCATAATAACCCGACTGGTAAGTCTACTCTTGATGAAGAGATATTTAGAACAAAAAATATTGTTCCAATTGGTGGAGTTTCCTATGTAATGGAACAGATGTTTGGAGTGAAAGATAGTCAGATAGAAGTTCCTACTGTCTATAGTACAGATAATATTGGAATAATTAATTCAGGAAATCCATCAGAAACTTATGATGTTCCAGGTGGTACAAAATCACCACTTTATAGACATGGTCACTATGTACAGTTATTTGGTATTGGTATTACTGGAACAGCAGAGAATGATATCAGTATCTATAAACCAGACTATAGAGAGAATGGTATTAAGTTAAGTAAAGTTAATGCAGATGGATTAACTGTAACAGGAACAATGTTACCATTCAGATTTACTCAAGCTGTATTAAACTCTCAAGAGAGATTACAGTATTTTGGTAAAAAAACAAATCCAGATGGTGTAACTGGTTATTACTTAAAGAGATTTGAGAATGATCCAGTTATTAAGCACATATGGAAAACTGGAGAAGATATAATAGATGAGGAGAATGAAGTATTAGTACCTACAGATAGTGTATGGAGTAATACAGCAGGATTGAATACTGTAGAAACTTTCACAGAGTTTTTCTTAAAGATAAATAAGAAAGATGTAAAAGAATGGTTCATTAATATAGAGCAGGAAGACAGAACAAGAATTAATACATTGGCTTTATTTACAGGTCAGTATGTTAAGGGAAGTAATCCAGCTGATTATGGTGACTATAGAGATGTAAGATTATTCTCTAAGTTGTGTATCAACCCAGAGTACTTAAATCTTAATAAAGACTTGAATATCATATACAGAGTATATGGTGCATAAATAAAAAAAAATAAACAGCCGAAGCTGTGGGGGGGGGGGT